GTGACAACCTTGCATGCTACAGTGACAACCACAAGTATTGCTTTGCATGCGGGTACTATGAAAAGGGTGACAGCAAATACATGACTGAAGTTAAGGATGAGAATGTTGTTCGTGATTTTGTTCCTTATGTTGGCGATGTCGAGGCATTGCCCCATCGAAGGATCAACATGGACACATGCAGAAAGTTCAGATACCAGACATCAAACACAATGGATAGGCACATTGAGATTGAGAACTATTATGGACCTGATGGAACACTACAGGCTCAGAAGGTTCGCAATGTCAACAGCAAGGACTTCCATTGGGTAGGCAACACAAAGAAGATCCAGTTGTATGGTCAACACTTGTGGGAAAAGGGTGGTCCTAGGATCCTCATCACTGAGGGTGCTGTTGACTGCTTGACCATGAGCCAGTTGTTTGACAACAAATATCCTGTTGTGTCCATTCCAAGCGGAGTCAATGGTGCATCAAGAAGCATCAAGGACAATTATGAATTTGTTTCTTCATTCGACACGATTGTCCTGTGCTTTGACATGGATGAGCCGGGCAGGAAAGCAGCAAGAGAAGTGGCTGAACTTCTGCCTCCGGGCAAGGTGAAGATCATGGACCTTCCTAGGAAGGATCCAAACGAGATGCTCACCTCAGGTGAAGGCAAGCAGTTGCTTCAGGCATACTGGAATGCCAAGACCCATAGCCCTGACTCAATTCTCCATGTGTCTCAAGTCACTGGCGATGCAGCAGAAGAGATGGTGTTGTATGAGTTCCCGTGGGAACGCATGACTAACTTCATGGTTGGTCAAGATGCAGGTCGATTGTACCTATGGACATCAGCAACTGGTCATGGCAAGTCATCAATCATCAAGGAGATTCTTATTCATCACCTTGAAAGCAACAACGCAACTGGATGCATCTTCCTAGAAGAATCTCCAGAGTCAACTGTTGATGATCTCATCTCGCTAAAGTTAGGCAAGCATGTCAGAGAGATCATGGGTCAACGACAACTCAACAAACTCAGAAAGAAGTTCAACAAGGATGAAGTCAATCTAGGTGTTGCAGATAACCTGTCAGATGATGAATACAATGCTGCAAAGCGTGAGGTTGGCGAGTATCCATTGTACATCTATGACCACATCGGCAACTCAAACATTGACAATGTGATGTCTCGCCTTGAGTACATGGCTGTTGCATTGAACTGCAAGGTGTTGATTGTTGATCACATCACCTTGCTTGGCAACATGCTGCTCAGCCAGCAAGACAACTATGGCAACTCAGAAAGACTTATCCTTGATGATGTGATGAAGCAACTAAGAGCATTGGTTGAGCGAACTGGATGCATTGTCCATGTCGTGTCACATATCAAGAAGACAGATAAGAATGTGGATGAGGGTGACAGGATCTCGCTAAGTGATCTTCGTGGCTCTGGTTCTCTTGCTCAGATTGCAGACTATGTGTTTGCACTGGAAAGAAACAGGCAGCATCCAGATCCCAACATCTCAAACACCACCTGTATTCGTGTCTTGAAGAATCGCAAGACAGGTCAGTGCGGCATTGGCTGTGCCTTGTTCTACAACAAGGACACAAGCAGGCTGCAAGAAGTAGAGTTCACTCAAACACCAGAAGGAGAAATTCTATACAACTATGCAAGTATTGGCCTTTGACATCGAAGGTAATGGATTAAATGAAGTAACAATAAACAAGAAGGGGGAATGTATCCCAGAGGCTACAAGAATCTGGTGCGCTGCAACATGTGATGTGGACACAGGCAAAACCAAAGCATACACAGAAGATATGCTAAGCCAACTGGTGTCCGATCTTGAGGCAGCAGACATTGTGGTTGGTCACAACATCTTTGGATATGACCTTCCACTGATTGAAAGACTTGTAAGAAAAGTAAACTGCAAGGAGTATTGCGATACCCTTGTTGTTTCCCGAATGATGTGGCCTGACAAGCCAATGTTGCCGGGTCAGTCTCATTCGCTCAGGTCTTGGGGTCTTCTTCTTAATGAACACAAAACTGAATACACTGGTGGGTTTGATGCGTTCTCTCAAGAAATGATGGACTATTGTGTGCAGGATGCAATAGTCACAGCAAAGGTATACAAATACCAAGCATCATTCCGCGAGAAGAACACAACTGCAATCAAGATGGAAACAAAGGTTGCACAGATCATCTCAAGTCAAGTTGACAATGGCTTTGGCTTTGACCTTGAGTTGGCAATCCAGACTGAAAAGAATCTTCTTCTAGATAAGGTTTCTGTTGAAGATCAAATGCAAACAATATTCCCTGACAAGATTGAAGAGAGGTGGTCAGACAAGACAGGCAATAGATTGAAGGACAAGGTTACCGTATTCAATCCAAGTTCTCGCCAGCAGATTGCTGAGAGATTGTATGACAAGTATGGATGGGAAGCACCGCAAACAGAAAAGGGAAACCCTCAGGTTGACCGATCTGTCCTTGCAAAGCTTGACTATCCAGAAGCAAAGGTTCTCGTCAAGTACTTCGATGAAACCAAGTTGATGTCTCAGATTTCAGACTGGATTGTCAGAGCAAAGTGCAGCAGAGATGGTCGTGTTCATGGCAATCTCAATACCCTAGGCACTGTGACTGGCAGGATGACATCCAACAATCCCAACATGCAGCAGGTATCAAGCGACCCAAGAGCAAGATCTCTGTTCATTCCCCGAAGGGGTTGGGTTCTTGTTGGTGCCGACCTGTCAGGTCTTGAGTTGCGCATGCTTGCCCATTACCTATATGCTTATGACAATGGTGCATACGCAAAGCAGATCCTTGAGGGCGACATCCATACCCACAATCAAAACGCAATGGGTTTGGACTCTAGGAACAAGGCAAAGTCTGCCATCTATTGTTTCTTGTATGGCGGTGGCGATGCAAAGTTTGGCTCTGTTGTCGGCATCTCCGCAAAGAAAGCAAGAGATACCAAGAATCAATTGCTGAGAAACATTCCCGGTCTCAGTCGTGTGATCAAGGATTGCGAGTTTGCAACCCATGCTTATGGGAATGTGAGACCATTCAATTGGAGAGACATCCCAGTCAGGTCTGCACATGCTGCTCTCAATACCTTGCTTCAATCATCAGGTGCCCACATCGCAAAGGTGTGGACATGTTTCTGCGATGTCAGTCTCAACAAGATGTTTAAGAACCAGTGGCGTTGGGTAGCCAATGTTCATGACGAGATTCAAATTGAATGCGCTCCAGACATTGCCCATGACCTAGGCAGAGAAGTTTGTGCCTGTGCCACCAAGGCAGGAGAGTATCTCAAATGTTTGATCAGAGTTGATGCAGAGTATCGCATCGGTAAGAATTGGTCTGAAACCCATTAGGAGACTATTATGAAATTCATTCAATTGTGTGGTGCAGGAAGGGCAGGCAAGTCAACTGTTGCAAGCATCTTGCATGACATCGCCTATGAAAATAATTATATTCCAATTATCCTTCCATTTGCCTTGGCACTCAAGAAAGAAGCACATGAAATGGGATTCTCAAAAGACAAGAACCCAGATGCATACAGAGAGTATTGCCAAAAGTGGGGTGCCCAAAGAAGAAAAGAAGATCCAGACTATTGGGTCAACAAGGTAAAGGAATCGGTAAAGGAAATCTCTATTGTTGAGATGGCTCTCAAGGAAAAGAATGCAGAGATGTTCGAGCATCTGATCATTCAGGATGATGTCAGATACATGAATGAGATTGCATATGGTCGTGATGTTGGTGCCTATCAAATCTTCATTACAACTGGAAACAGAAACATCCCTGAGATGTTTGAGAACTGGAGACTGCATGAGTCTGAGCATATTGCTTTGAATGTGGAAGCAGGAAGAACAGACTACACAGATCTCTTCCACGAATATCTTGTTAATCGGTCCCCTATTCCCGAGCTTATAGACTATGTGAGATCCAATTTCTTTAAGTGGATCACAGAAGACAGCCCGTCATCCGACCCAACCAGTGAGAAGTACAGAAAAGGAATGTTGCCAAATGAGGAATTCCTCAAACTGCTTATGATCAAGGATGAGTTAGATCAGATTGAAGACATATTAAGTTTTATTGAAGAAGAATTGGAGGATAACAACAATGACAGTAACAACAATTAGTGTTTTAGATGTATTTGATTTTTCCGGTAACAAGAAAAATACTAAACTTAAACGCCTCATTGCTGAGGTGGCAGAGGATAGTCCAACTTATGTTGAGTTGCTTGGTTTCGACGGAAACAACAAGTGTGTTTTCCATGCTACAGTCCCAAGTTCCTTTATTGATCTGGCGTCAAAAGTTTCTCAAGAAATAAGGTGGCAACATGAAGCCAAAAACGGCAATTCTTGATGGTGACATCATTGCTTATCGTGCTGCTTTCTGGGCTGATGGCGAGGGCATTGATGAACTGCCGCACAGGATCAGCACAGATATCAAAGAGTGGACGCCGGAGGGTGTGACTAGAATTGTTATTGCTATGTCATGCCCAAGAGAAGCCAACTTTCGCCGTGACTTCTGGGCATCATACAAACTCCATAGAGAAGGGGCAAAGTCTCCTGACTGCATGGAGTATGCCATTGAGTTGATGTGGAATCAAATGGAGTCATCCC